TAGATTTATTGTTGTGTATTCTGGGGGTTATCCTGTTCAAGATAAGGACGGTAACTTTATTGAATACGAAGTAGGTAAACCAATAATCGATGAACAGGTTGGCTTTATGGGTTTGCAACCAACTGAAATCGATGGCAGACAAGTGTACCCAGGTAATACACTTAGAGGTATGAGAGATGCTGAACAACTATCTGAACATTCAATTCAATTAAATCGCACAATCGCAATTACTAATCTTACCAAACAATTTAAAACACGAACTGGCCTTTTTGATGGTCTTGATGAACCAAAAGATAGACCAAAAGCTTTAAAATTATTTGAGGAAGAAAAAGCAAAAATAAATAATACACAAACAATATCAATGAAAATAGAGCAATCACTTCCAACAGCGTTAGAATATTTTAGACAAGCATTTACCTTAGACAATACCATACTGAAATGGATGAGTGAAAATACCCCAGGCGATGTAATTATCGATTTAGCAACAAAAGGCGGTAAGGCTGCAAGGGAATATGTAAAACAGTCAACAAAAAAAGCAGCTGAATTTAGAAAACAACAAGGAATTGAGTAATGTCTGCTCAAACCATTAATATTTTCTTACAAAGATTACCAGAATACGAAGGCACAACGTATCATAAAGATTTAAAAGATATTGAAACTGCACCTTTGGGTATTGTTATTAACAATCGGCAAAATCAATCTATTGCTCAAAGTCTTAATATTACTTTAGATAAAAATATCTCTGTTGATGACGCTGAAAAAATAGCAAGGGTAAGAGCAGAACAAGATTTTGAAGAACTGTCTAAATCAATCGGTGATGATTTCACACAGTTAAAACCAGAGTTTCAAGCAGTTGTATTAGATGCAAAATTTAACGCTGGTACATTCCCAAAGTTAGCTAAAAATTTAGTAAAGTTTCAAGCATCTCCAACTTCAGACAATCAAACAGCCGTTATTAAAGAGTCAAGAAGAGTAATTGATGGTAAGCCAGTTAGAGGTTTAGATAACAGAGTTTTTAAAAGTTTATTTGACTCTGGCATTGTCTCATCTTTGGATGACGTAAAACCTATTCTTACTTTGGCAAACACAACCGATAGATTGCCAACTGCAAAAGAAACAAGAGATAAAATACTTCAAACACTTACACAACCAGAAGCAGTTCCTGGAACGCCAATATCTCAAAAAAAATTAGAGTCTCCATTGCCAGTTGGAACAATGCGTTTTATTGGTACATCGGAAGCACAACCAGAAGAAGAGCTACCTTCACGATTCATTGAAACAAGACAACCAGATACACAATCGGCGCAAACCGTTACGGATTCAGAAGAACCTTT